CACCAATTGCATCAATAATATCAAGAACTTGAACTTTTGAATTCTCCGATGCATAGTGAGAATTATAAGTGCTCTTGATGTAATCTTCGACTGCCTTTAGTGTTTTATTTTCACCAAATTTCCAAAAGTTGTTATCTGATACCTTAACACTAAGGGCAGGAGAAGTATTAAATGAAATATGATCTTCTCCAAGACCGCCAAGAAGATGAGAACCCGTAAAAACAATACTGTCTGACGAATAATAAGGATTTCCAGTCAAACTAATACCATCATTTTCCCAAAAGTCTTGATTGGGAATTGTACTTTCATAAGTGCTTTCAAAATTTTCGGACATAGATTTCATAGTAAAAAACAAAAAGAGGAGGCACGTTTACCTCAGTATATTCTATCAGAATACTTCGTCAGATGCAAATGCTTCTGCAACTTTTGCTTCTGTGGAATCTGTGGGCATTTGGAAGTCAGCATCTACTTTATCATAGAGTTCAAGAAATGCTTGCTTGGTTTCTTCATCAAAACGGTTCACACACACTTGGATTGCCTTTGCCTTATCTTGAAAGATGCTGTATGCACGGATGATATGGACCAGACGACGGGTGCTGATGATTTCCTCAATACCACCATCGTAGAAGGTTTTGCGGATGATATCTGCCCAATCAACCAACCGCTTGCAGAAGTCACGGTCTTCCACACCAAGATCCAGAGCAATACCTTCAAGAATTTTTTGTTCAACAGAAGGAGCAGGATAGGATTGTTCAAAGGTTACGGGAAACCTTTCAAGGAATGCTTCGTTGAGCACATTGGTGCCAATAAAACGACCGTCGTCCGAACCCTTACCTTTGGTGTTTGCAGTAGCAATAACGTTAAAACCAGCAGCAGGTTTTACAAAACGACCGATCTTCTTTAGGAAGACACCTTTACCTTCCAAAACAGATTGCAGACACAGAATCTTGTTAGAAGCAAGGTCAATTTCATCCAACAGCAAAATTGCACCACGCTCAAGGGATTCAATAACTGGACCGTTATGCCAAGCAGTTTCACCATTCACAAGGCGGAAACCACCAATCAGGTCATCCTCGTCAGTCTCAATCGTAATATTAACACGAATCAATTCACGATTAAGTTGAGCACACGCTTGCTCAACACTGAACGTTTTACCATTACCCGAAAGACCCGTAATGAACGTAGGATAAAAAAGACGGGACTGAATAATCTTTTTAATATCATTAAAGTTACCAAACTTGACAAAGGTATCATCTTTTTCAGGAATGAGTGTTTGTTCTACAGCAGGAATCACAGCAGGAGCTTGAAAAGTACGTTCGATTTCTTCAACTTTTTGTTGAGTGACTTCAAGATTCCACTTTCCACGACCAACTTTAAATGGTTCAAGACGCTTCGTTACAGTTTGATACGAAACATTTTTAGAAGCACAATACCCACGAACATCGGCAGCAATAAACTCAGTACCAAAGGTGTTTTTAAGATCGTTAAGGATTTGATCGTCGGTCATTTGAGTGCGAGGCATAATCAGGTTGTTTGTTTCAACTGAAGTCATTATAAAACAAAAAAGGGGTCACCAAGACCCCCCGTGGTCAGTTTGCCAATTGGTTCCCGAGTTTCTCAAGATACTCAGTGCTGCCAATATGTCCTTTATATCCAGGATAATATTTTTCTACCATAGCAGAAATACCCATTGCAGTAATAACACTATCACATTTTACCCAAACTTCTTTGGTATCATACTTAACTACGTGTTCGAGTGGGAATTTGGATTTCATTTTAAGGTTCGACTGTAAATGTTTTGTTTTTAACTTTGGTATCAAACTCACCAGTTCTACCTGGTTTCATACTACCTATTTTAACATTCTTTCCCTGTCCAGGCCAAGATGTTTTAGAAGTCCCTTTGAGAGTAGAACTTCCACTGGGTTTACGTTGAATCAGAACAGAATCCTGATTATACTTTTTACCAAGTTTTTCAATTGCCTTTTTAAACTTTCTTTTACCTTTTTTTCCAGGAGTGATAATGTGAGATTTCTCTCCTACTTTTTTCTCCTGAGGAGTTCCTGGATTTTCGGTATATCTACCAGCAACTTTAGTAGGCCCAGGAAGTCCAGCACCTCTTACATCTTTTTCAAGTTGCCTTGAACGTGCTTTATTTTCTGCTTTAGATTTATCTCCTCTTTGAGCAGACATAATTGCCATTCCACCTTTTTGAGATTTTCTCATCACACGAGTAAGAGAGGTTTCTTGAATAGAATGGCACTCTACCACAAATTCCTTAAAGGTTTTCATATGAGCAGATACTTTTTAGGTATTTAGACAACAAGAGAAATAAACTCCCCAAGAACTTTTTTATTCAATTTTTTAGTTTTTAGAGATTTAACAAAAGCAGATTTGATTTGTGATTTAGTAGCATCATCAGCAACATCAAACTCTGCATCTTGAGAAAGTGCAGAAGAAGAGAGTCCAAAATAAGCATCATAACCAGAGTTAGTGATAGTGAAACTTTTTAGTTTTTTCCAATCATTTTGAATCACTTCATATTGTTTATCACCTTGATTATGATAAAGACTAATGAAACGATTTGCGTTACGTCCCTCAATAACACGAATTCCAATAAAGTTTACAGATGGAAACTTATCTTTCAAGTTACGAAGGAGAACCTCAGTAAATTGATGATATCCATAATCAAACTTATAGGTGATTCCAAGTTTACGATCCCTAAGAAAAGTTTTATCTGGATTAATACCACGAGTGCCAATGTAAGAATCAGAATCATATCCACGTTTGATTTCTACGTGATAGGGAGGATAATTTGCCTCACCATCAGTCAACACGATGCACTGAACTTTTTGAAGTTTATTTTCTTTTTGAAACTTAGGAAGAATTTGATGAAGACTCATTAATGCTTCATTCAAAGGAGTTCCAGAAAGAGCCAAACGATTTGAATATGTGTATTGAGCACGATAAGAATCTCCGAAACAAACGGCAAGACGCCAAACATTAAGCATTTGATGCTCCAACTCTTTACCAGAAACTTTACTGGTAAGAAGATTCATCAAAGCAAATGATTCTTCAACTTGAATCAATCCTTCCTTTGCTTCATAATGAGAAGTTCGATCAGCTGGACTATAAGTTTGAGTTTCGTAATCATATTCACCACGACGCCATTCATTTGTAAAAGCATAAACTTCAAAGGGAATCGCAACTTTTTTACAAAACCAAACAAGATTAAAAAGTTGTTTGCAAGTATCTTGAAGAACGTGAGACATAGATCCAGACCAATCAAGAATAAAGACAAGCCCGTGATTTTTACCATCAGGAATCACAGATACTTTCTTGAACAAATCTTCCGCATATTTGTAAGAATGAAGACGAGATGTATTAAGAACACCTGTGCGAGCAGTAGTAGCACGAGCATAAGAATCTGCTGCCTTACGACACTCAAACTCCTTCACCAGATAGTTGACTTCCTTCTGAGCAGATAGTTTAAACTTTTTATAATCCTCATCTGCATATTTAAAAAGATCTACACGATCCCAACCTCTTTCATCGCAAAGTTGATTATTTTTTTCTTGCTGATGATTAAAAGCAGAATCAATATCCTTATGAACATCTGCGTTTTTACCAATCACAGTCTCAAGATTGACTTGAGGAATCTCAACATAAACGTTTTCATATCCATCATGATTAATCAAGTCACGAAGTTTATTTTCCAAGGAATCTGCAGTAAGAACTTCAGGTTCTTTTTCATCATTGACAATATTTTGAACCTCATCACCTTGAGAAGTGCCACCGTAAGATTCATCGGGATTTGGTTGTGACTTATCACTCTCACCTTCTTCTTCTGAAGAGGAGTCATCGGTTTCTACTGGTTGATTAGTAGAAGATTGAGAATCACCTTGTTGCTCATGAGAATCAAAGTCAGGAACTTTTTGCTGTTGTTCCTTTTCTTCCTTACAATACTTATAAAGTTTTTCTGCAGCAACCAAAACATCAGCAAAAGTTTCAGTATCAGCAATTAGGTTTATAATTTCAATTTCTTTACCCTTCTGGATGGGAACATCAATATAGTTACCAACTTTAAACCACAAATTTGCACGATCGGCAAGATTGAATTTAGACAGATTTTCATCATTCAACTGAAAGAAATCTTGATCGTTCAATTCTTTGTATCCGTTGAAGAAGGTTTTTGCAAGTCCCATATACTTGCGTTTCATCAATTTTTCAATGCGAGCATCCTCAACTACATTTACAAATTGGGGAGGAATTTTTGCAGATTGAGTCCAGTCCTCATCTGGAGTAAAAAGCGCGTGTCCAACTTCGTGCCCAACAAGTAAATCGTATACAGTATTGCTTGCTTTCTCCCATAGAGGTAAAGTCAATACACGAGTATGAACATTAAAACAAGCAGTAGAAACTTTTTTATGCTCAACCACCAAATCTTCAGTGGCAAGCAACTTAGCAAGTTGAGATTTGATTTCGTGACGGACAGGCATTAGACTTCTTTCGTATGAACCCATAATACGAAGAAAGGTCGTCCTTTGGACGACCCATATGACGCTTTTTAAACTGGGCAAGTCGTGCTTTAGCTTGCCTCAGTGCTTGCGGTTTTAATTTTCGTTTCTGGGGTTTCCCAGAGTTGTGTTGCCAGTTTGGAGTGTTCATTGTTCTTTGGTGTATCAAGACACCATACGTGAAAAACCTTTGACTTTCTCAAAACGTAGGACAGATTCAAATTTGTCCTCTAATCCTGTTTTATGGGAAATAACAAAAATATTAGCATCTTTAATCACATAACGGATAATCTTAAGAAAC